GATTTACTGAAAGAGGTACATTTCATCCGGTTCAAAGAAGACACGAAAATGTGGAAGCAATCGTTTTACCTCGAATGGAACGAGCAAAAAGGCGATTACGAGTGCTTTATACACGAAGCGGTTTATGATTCGCCAGGACCCAGCGAAATTTACATCGACGAGGAAATCGTGCCTCGCTCGTCGATGGGGCTAAACTTCATTCCGGTCGTTGAAATTCCAAACGATCGCCTTACTGGTATGACTCGCGGTTACTCGGAAATCGAAAAGTGGGCGGAAATTGCCGACGAAATTAACAAGAAGCTCTCGGACTACTCCGACGCGATTCGTTTCGAAATGTTCGCGATCACGCTATTACTTAACGTCGACAACGACAAAGGTTTAAAAGTCGCGCCGGGCGCAATGTGGAACTTGCAAGGCGCGGGTGGCTTGCTCGAAGGCGAACGACCGGACGCTAAAAAGCTCGAATCGAATTTCAAATTTAAAGAAGCGGTCGAAGCGTACCTCGACCGACTATACGCGAACATACACAAAATCGCGGAAGTTCCGTCGGTCAACACCGCCGAAATGAACGTCGGTGGTATCAACGACATGGCGGTTAAGTTGCTGTTTTCGTCTATCATTTCGAAAACACAACGCTCATGGGTCGTATGGCGTTCGCGCCTGCAACAAATTAACGAATATATTCTCCGTTATATGAAAGCGCGGAAAGATGACCCGCGTTTTTCTTATGACCGTGAGCTTGTCGAAATGATTGACGATAATTACGACAATACGGTGCATTTCCGTTTGCCATTGCCGGAAGACCAGCTCGAATTAATTAACCGACTCACAACGGAAATGGCAGCGGACCTTGAATCGATTAAAGGCGCATTGGCGCGTAAAGGCGTCGAGAATCCGGAAGCGAAGCTTATGGAAATTCTCGCCGAACGTCGCTTAATGCGCAACGAACAAGACCCGTATAGACAATCGACACAAACGGCGGAATAGTCCGCCCGACCAGACGTGGAAGTCGTTAAAAGCTACGGAATTTACGGTCTACGCGGACCTAAAACGTGGAAAGGAGAATGTACGATGTTAGAAAACGATTTACTACGTTTAGACTTACAATTTTTCGCCGAGGACGGCGACGGTAACGACGGCGATACGTCGGAAACTCCAAGCGACAACAACGACACTAACGACGATCAACAACCGAAAGTAAAAACGTTCACAGAAGACGAAGTAAACGAAATTGTTAAAAAGCGTCTTGAACGTGAACGCAAGAAATACGAAGGTTTCGACGAAATCAAAGCGGAATACGAGCGCTTGAAAAAAGCGGAAGAGGAACGCAAGCAAGCGGAAATGACGGAGCTTGAACGTTTGCAAGCGAAACTTGCGGAGCTTGAAAAACAAGCGCAAGAAGCGGAACAATCGAAATCGCAAGCGTTAGAAGCGGCAAACAAACGCTTAATTAAATCGGAATTCCGTTTGATTGCGAAAGAGCTTGGCGTTCGTAGTGAAGCGCTTGACGATGCGTTTGTACTTGCGGACTTGTCGGCGGTTGAGGTTGACAAGGACGGCAACGTCAAGGGCGTCAAGGAAGTGGTGGAAGCGTTGAAAAAAGCGAAGCCGTATTTGTTCGGCGGTAATGAATACGCTGACCCAACGCCAGGCAATAACGAAACCAAGCGCGCTGACAGTAAGGAATCGATGAAGCGAAAACTACAAGAACTCGCGGAGAAAGCGCGCAAGAGCGGTCGTATCGAGGATAAAATCGCATATGTAAAACTGAAAAACGAATTAGGGTTATAAGATAAGCGCTTATCTTTAACAGATATATTCATCAGACGCCGTTAAATCGGCGTCTTTTTAATTCTAAATTTCAAAAATTTTAAGGGGGAAATGTAGCATGTCAAAAATTTATAACAAAGACTTAATCGGTGTTAAACAATCAGTTGTCGACGAAATTCTTTTACTCAATCCACACCAAACACCGTTAATCAACTTACTAGGTTTCGGGGAAGCAGTTACGCAAGTTGAACACGCATGGTTCGAGGATGAGTTAGTATCTTACGAAAGTACCGTAAATGGAGCAAAAACAGATTCTGATACTTCTATCGTAGTAGCGGACGCTGAACCATTCCGCGCTAATCAAGTCGTTAAAATCGGCGAAGAATTACTGCTTGTTACTGCTGTTGATTCTGTAAATAAAACATTGACAGTAGTACGCGGATATGCCGGTACGACTGCGGCTGCAATTGCCGATGGTGCAAAAGTTGAAGTAATGTTCGTTGAAGGACAAGAAGGTCGCGACGCTCGTGATGCTCGCTTTAAAGCTCGTAAACGCGTTTCTAACTTAACGCAAATTTTCGATGATACAATCGAAATTTCCGGTACTGCTCAAGCGGTAACTCAATACGGAGTAAGCGATCTATACGAATACGAAAAACAAAAGAAACAATTAGAGCTTGCGCTTCAATTAGAAAAAGCGGCTATCAACGGTATTTACTTTGATAACGGAAATATTCGTCAAATGAGAGGTATTCGCTCGTTTATCCAAACTAACGTTACTAACGCAAATGGCGAAGCATTGACGGACAAAATGATTAACGACGCTGCGCAAGCAATCTACGAAAAAGGCGGTTTCGCAAGCGGCGGTAACTATGTAATCATGGTCCCGGCAAAACAAAAACGCGCAATCAGCCAATTCAATAGCTCCGATATTCGTTTAGAACGTCAAGACAACGGACGCGGTTCCGTAGCTGATTACTTCGTTTCTGACTTCGGTCGTTTCGAAATCGTATTAAACAACAACTTGGGAGCTGACGAGTTGTTTATCGTTGATACAAACCGTATCGCAATCCGTCCATTACAAGATCGTGCGTTTTTCCATAAATACATGGGCGAGCAAGGCGATTACACACGCGGAATTGTCGTAGGTGAATATACGCTTGAATTCCGTCAAGAAAAAGCTCATGCTCGCATCAAAGGTTTAGCTTAATCGAACGTCTAACTAGCGCTCGCGCATAATTGCGCGGGCGTTTCGTTTTAAAGGAGGGGTAACGTGGCAGTTTACGAATCTAAGTACGCAGAACTAGCGTTTTACGTTGACGGCAAACTTCGCAAATTCCAATACGGGAAATATCAAACGGAAGACCCGAAAGAAATCGAAGTTCTCGACAAGTTGGCGGACGTTGTTCGCGTTGACGCAAAAGCGAAAGCCGAGCCGAAGCCAACCGAAGCAAAACCGAAAACCACACGCAAAAAGTAACGGAGGTGACGCCGAATGGCTATATCTGACCGATTGACCAAACGATTCCGTAACGTGCCAGGCGTCACATCGGCGGATATAGCCGATTGGGTCGCCGAAGCACAAGCGGAAAGTGGCTTGACGGAAGGTACGGACGTAAACACCGACAACGCTTTGCTATACCTCGCGTTTTCAATCGGTTGTCGCGTGATTGCAACGGACGCCGCACGCTTTTTCAAATACACGGACGGGGACGAAAGTATCGACAAGACGGAAATTTTCGAAAAGTACATGCGTCTTTCCCTCGATGCGCTTCGTCAGTACCGGTATTACAAAGACGGCGGCGGCTCACGCACGTTAACACCGAAAAGGGCGGATAATCGATGACCCCGCAAGAACGACTAAACGAGTTGCTCGCGAAAGCTGCTCGCGAATACCGCGCTATAAATGCCGACTTACAAGCGTTCGCCATCGCCGAAATCGACCGCACTCGACTCGAATTGATCGACATGCTCAACGAATACGCGAATAAGGACGGTACGATAGCGAAAGCGCGTTTAAATTCGTTGCTGCGCGATCTCGAGGCGATCGAGAAAGCGGTTCGCAAGAACGGAATGGCGGCGCTTGAAGAAGTCGTGCGGAAATCGGCGGAAGCGGGCACGATGGCGGGCGAAACGGCGTTGGTCGGGGCGTTGGGCGAGTCGGTAGCGCTGGGCGTAGCGTTTAACCGGATTAATGCGGAAGTGTTTAAGTACGTCGTCAACCGATTCGGCGAGGACGGGCTCGTATTGTCGGACCGCGTATGGAACTTGGCGGGCGACCAACGCGACGCGCTTAATCGCGTGATTCGCTCGGGTATTATTCGCGGCGAATCGGTCAATCAATTAATCGCGCAAGTTCGTCGCGTGTACAATAACGAAACATGGAAGATTCGCCGGCTTGTTGTGACGGAAGGCAACACGGCTTATCGCGTAGCCACGGCGTATCGGGCGCAACGAAGCGATGTCGTACGGGGCTTGCGGATTCACCGTGGGCGAGCGAACCGACCGGAACACCGTTGCACGCAGCTGGAACTCGCTGACAAGCACGGGCTGGGCGCCGGTATTTATTTGCCGAGTGACACCGAAATCTATAACCCTCACGCGAATTGTACGAGTTATTTAACATACGAATTGATCGAGGAGGTGCGGTAATGCTCACAAGCGACGATATTCAATGGATAAAAGCGAATCGGTCGGAACTAACGGCAGGCCGCACCGAATCAGTCACGCTTATTCGGCAGTCAGTAAGCGGAACAGACCCGTACACAAACGAACCAATTACGTCGGAAACACGCGAAACAGTTTCGGCAATATGGAAAGAAGTATCGACGGTAGCAAACGGCGACCGGTCAGTCGTAAACGGCGTTGAACTCCGCCAAGACGACGTGCTTGTAACGTTTGATTCCGACGTGGATTTGAACGGAGTTATCGCGATTGAGCGCAACGGTGTTAAATTCTCGATCGTCACGATTGACGAAAAAGGAATCGGCGCAGTCAATCGTTATGAGTGCGTTGTAAGGCGGG